GTGAAGGTGATGCAAGGCGTCGCCAACGACCAGCGGGCCGCCCTGTTGGCCCTCAAAGACAAGTTCGAGCACCGCGACGACCAGGCCAGCTAAAACAACCCCCACATGTTTGCAGCATGCGGGGGGAGCGGAACCGACACGAGAAACATCCACGAAACCCGGCGGCGCACAAAGTATACACAGGTGTGTGCCGCCCGTACAGGAAGGGACCGGCATACACCATGATCGCGTTTCAGCGAGCCATCAAACGCGAGGCGAAGTTACGCCTCGCGCTCAGCGGCCCCAGTGGCAGCGGTAAAACCTACACCGCGCTTACTCTCGCACAGGCGCTCGCTGGCTCCGGCGGCAAGGTAGCTGTCCTTGATACGGAGCGTGGCAGCGCCAGCAAATACGCGGACCTCTTCGAATTCGATGTGCTGGAACTGGAGAGCTTCCACCCGGATCGCTACATCGAAGCCATCCATGACGCGGGGGCGGCGGGCTACGCAGTCATCGTGCTGGATAGCCTGTCGCACGCTTGGAACGGGCAGGGCGGGCTGCTGGAAGTGCATGAGCAGGTGGTGAAGCGACAGGCGACCAAGAACAGCTACACCGCCTGGGCGGAAGTGACGCCCATTCAGAATCGGTTGATTGATGCCATCACGAGCGCGCCTTTGCATGTCATCGCCACCATGCGCAGCAAGACGGAATACGTGCAGGGTGAGGGCAAGAACGGGCGCACCGAGATTCGCAAGGTAGGGACGGCACCCATCCAGCGTGACGGCATGGAGTTCGAGTTCGATATCACCGGCGATCTTGACCAGGACAACACGCTCGTCGTGAGCAAGACGCGCTGCCCAGCGCTCACAAGTGCGGTGATTGCCAAGCCAGGTAAGGCGCTCGGCGATACGCTCATCACGTGGCTGCATGGCGCGCCGGCTGCCGTTCCTGCCGAGCGTCCGCTGCATGTGGTGCCAGATGTTCAGCCCATGACGCCCGCACAGCCGGCACCTAAGCCGGCACCCAAGCCAGCCGCGAAGGCGGCGCTGGCACCTCATTGGAATGCTCTCAAGGTCCGCGCCGGCTACGTCGGCATCAGTTACCCCACCAAGTGGGGAGAACTCTGCAAGCTGCTCACCGGCAAAGATGACGCCAGCAAATACACGCTGGAAGACTACGACATCGTGGAGCGCGACATCCAGGAACGCGAAGCCGAGAAACAGGCGCAGCACGAACTGGGCATCGAGTATACCGATGATCCCGCCGCGCCCATCGGCACCAGCACCGTTGATGCTAGCGGCGCCGACCTGAGCACCGTGGGTGTCGGCAAGCACCCGGCTAACTGACGATGAAAGCGCAGTCCAAGCTCGTCATGCTCACACCGGAACTGGCGCGTATTTGCACACTGTTGGGGGCGGCTGAAGCGGCGCCCGGCCCCCGTTCACGTGACCGCCTGTCACCCCCGCAAGCGTCCCTGTATATCCAGGCCACGCGCCTGTTGATTGCCCGCTTCATGACAGGCAAAACCGGATGAACGCACTAGCAACAGCCTGTCTGAAATGCGGGGCGCCGCTGGGTGATGTGAAGCCTGAGCGTATGCCCGGCCACATGCACGCGTCGAACCGATCATGGATGGGCTTTGTACAGTTTACCCGCGTCGTCTATATCTGCCCGCGCTGCGGCGCGCCAAACACTCGTGACCGGCGCGTGCGTTGGGGCGGCGATGAAGGGAAGCATTAGCCATGAACGCACTTCTGCGCTACGCCTGGTCGCTGCTGGGCACGTGGTGGGTGTTCGCGGCGTTCACTATCGCCACACTCGTGCTGCTGTGGCTGGCGATTGCGGGAGGGCTGCGATGACAACGCTTGGTGAACGGATGCGCGCGGTGCGCCGGCTATCGGGCTACACCTTACGCGACGTAACGGCGCGCTGTGGTGTGTCGATTGGGCATCAGTCGGACATTGAGCGCGACGCATGCAACGCGTCAGTGGACGTGCTGGAGCGCTTGGCCGATGTCTATGGACTGACGCTCTGCGACCTGCTGAGAGATGTGCGTATCAACGGGCCAGTGAAGCTGGATTACGTGATCTGAAAGGCCGGCAACGATGACACGCTTGACACAGAAACTGAATGGCTTTGTGGTGATCCTGGTAGCAGCCGTCGTGGTGTCGGTGGTGATGAGTGTGCAGATGGCAACCGCCGCGCCAGCGCCGGCTGCACCAGCAGTGAAGGTGGTGCCGTCGCAACCTGCCATCTTCTGCAACGCGCCAACATGGCACATCACCGCCAATAGCGGGTGGGTCAATACTCTCAGCGACAGTGTCTACATCTACGCGCAGGTCTGGTATCTGATCGACGGGACGAACGGCAACTTTTGCGATCAGGTCATCAGCAAAGGCGGCCTGTGGTTCCGCGCCACGTACACGACTTGTCGCAACGTGACCCTGTATCTCGATCAGGCGCAGTACCCCTGGCACACGCTCGATGTGGTATCGCGGAGCACCATCTGCGGCAGCAATGGCTCCTCATACCAATTCTGGGGCAATGCGGTATCGAGCTGCGGCTACAACTCATTCGAGGCGGCGATCTTTCCCCAAGTCGGCAACGGCGCCAGCGTGATTGGGTCAACGCCTTCCTGCTAACGCCTGGCGGGCTGCTTGTCACACCACGACAGGTGGCCGCAAAGCGTGTTGGTGGACGAGAGAGGATACATCACGTGAGCGAGCAAGTCTGGTGCGCGATGCAGATTACCTGCAACATGTGCGGAAAGGTCGTGTTGGAAAGTGAGCGCGTCAACGTGGAGCGTGCTCGCCCATTGCCTCCGACGCTAGATGAATTCAAGCAGGCGCTCCGCAAACACATCAAGGCAACCGGACATAACACATTTCATGAGGGACTCGGATTCTCACTGGTAACGGCTGGCGAGTAGTCCGCTACTCGTCGCTTTGTGGACAGGAGAGAGGAAGCGACGATGGCACCAGCAATCATGCAAAAGTCCTCAGAGACCGGCATCACCTATTGCGCTGAATGCCGCCAGTTCATCGCGGGGCGCCCGTGGTGGTTGCGCATTACTGGCGAGTCTGGCGGCACGCTTGCAACCGGTCACTATTGCCAACCCTGCGCTAACAAGTGGCTCACCGCGAAGGCGCATAACGAGCAGCCCGGCTACGGGCCAAGTTACGTGAAGTAGTCCGCAAAGGCCCCTTTGCGGGCTACGTAGCAAGGAGACATAAGGATGAGCGCCTTCGACAAGCGGCGAGCGGAGATGCTGGTGGCGCGGCTCAACAAAGAGCCGAACATCCAGGCGACGGCGCAGCCCTGTCAGGACTACTGGCGGGTTGACTACGAACTGCGCTATGCCGACGGCCACGTGATGAGCGCTTCTGAAGGCTCGTATTGGCCGGCGTTTACCTGGGCAACGATTCAGTCAATGCGAAAGGCAGCCACGCCATGACCATCGCGAACCTGGCGCATGTGCGTCCTGGCGAGTCACCGGCACGCACGCTGGCACGCATCAGTCGCGCGGCGCACAACGCGGACCTTGAAGCGGAGTTGTTTCGCGACCTTGATGGGCTATGGCGCACGGCGGGCTGGCCTGAGCCGCACCCACAGGTCCACTTCCACCCGCTGCGGAACTTTGCGATAGACATCGCATTTTTCCAGCCGCATCTGCTGGCGGTCGAGGTGGACGGCGGCACGTGGGGCAGGCGCAACCCGCGCACGGGCGAGTGGGAACGCGGCAAGCCCGGCGGCCACACCAGCGGCGCGGGCTATCAGGCGTCATGTGAGAAGGGCAACGAGCTGGCAATTGCGGGCTGGCCGCTGCTGCGGGTGACGGGCAATGACGTGCGCAGTGGCGCGGCACTGGAATACATTCGGCGGGCGCTACACCTGCCGCCGCTGGTGGCGCGGCCTGACGTGCCGTGGGACTACCAAGAGTAGAAAGCGGGCGGCGAATGGATGTTACACACGCGACACGGGCACGTGCGCCCTTCCCGTACTACGGGGGCAAACAGTATCTCGTGCCGCTGCTGCTCTCACTGTTGCCGCCGCATGACACCTACGTGGAGGTGTTCGGCGGGGCTGGCTCGCTGCTGTTTTCCAAGCCGGCCGCGGCCGTGGAAGTCTACAACGACCTCGACAGCGCGCTTGTGACGTTCTTCCGCGTGCTGCGCAACCCACGGCAAGCGGCACGGCTGCGCACGCTGTTGGACCTGACACCCTACAGCCGGGAAGAGTTGGCGGCATGCCGCGCGTGGGACACGGCGACGTCACCGACAGAACGGGCGCGGCGCTGGTTTATCTGTTTGCAGCAGAGCTTTGCCGGCCGCGTAGACGCCGGCGCGGGCTGGCGCTTCACGAAGCTGCCAAGTCATAACCCCGCGCAGAGCTACCGCGGAAGTATTGCGCGCCTACCAGCATTCACCGCGCGGCTGGCGCATGTGCTGGTGGAGCATCAGGACTTCGCGCGCGTCCTGCGGCTCTATGACACGCCGGCGACGCTGTTCTACTGTGACCCACCCTACCTGCCAGAGACGCGGGCCAGCCACGGTTATCCTTGTGACATGACGCTGGAGGACCATACACGACTACTGGACCTTGTGCGCGGCCTGCGCGGCATGGTGATGCTCTCCGGCTACCGCTCGGCACTCTACGATGGGGCGCTCGCGGGCTGGCACCGCGTGGACAAGCGCACGCTGAACATGGCAGCGAATACCAGGCGGGACGCGCGGATGGAGTGCATCTGGCTCAGTCCCAATGCCACGGCGCATCAGCCGCAGCTGCCCTTCGGTGACGACCAGGAAGCAGGCGAGTCAGCATGAACAGCGTAATTACACAAGAGACGGCCAACTGCCGAGCGGGGACGCACACCATCCGTGTGGGGCGCTGCCGCAACTGGGAGGAGCCGTGGCCGCTGGACGGCTGGTACTTGTGCCTGGTGTGCCAGCGGTCGGTGTTCCTGCGCCACGGCTGGGTGCGCGAGCTGTACCCGCCACGAAAGCGACCGCCGACAGCAGCGGCGACAGGCTAGCGGCTACGGGCGGCGCCGGCCTTCGCTTGGCTTCTCAGACAGCGGTATCTCTAGCAGGCGAAGTAAGGCACGTACGCAGGCTTCAGTATCCGGCTCATAGTGTCTGATGATCTCGGGTTCGTTTGTCACGGGCGTCCGCTTCAGCTTCGGCGTCTTAGGCTGCTTAGGGGTGCGTGTCATATGCGCTTCCTTCCTTCACGTAGCAAGCGCTCGACATCGGCGCGGCGAAAATACAGGCGCTTCTGCTTGCGCTGCATGGGATTGCGTTCGGGAACGAGTTCGCCGGCTTCCATCATTTTGTAGAGCGTCGAGCGGCTGATTTTCAGCAGCGCTAGTGCCTGTTGCGTCGTCATCAAGTCGCCCTCCCGTTCCGCCATTCTTCAATGCTCACCTTCAGTATACACACGTCACACATACTTGACAAGCCGGGCGTGCCAAGTATACACTACACACGTGACACACGTAGTTCACGCCGGACGATGAAAGGCGGTGCAACACTCACGAATAGCGAACCTTGGAACAGTGAAACGACCACAAAGAAACGAGCAAGAGAAGACGATGGTTGCAGTACAACAAGAGCCTCAAGAGCCGGGAAAGAAGAGGACCACTTACCTCAAGAACCTGCTCGGTTGGGCGGAAGAGTACGTAAAGAACCGCAAGCGGTTGAGTTATCGTGGCTTCGGCAATAAGCAGCGCCAGAGCGTTCAGGGCTTCCTGAATGAATTGACGCTTGTAGGAATTCCCCGGCCTGCGCCGCGCGTCGTGTGGGAAATGTACAAAGCAGACCACGATCATGTCATCAGCAAGTTCGTTGGTGACAAGGTAGATGAAGTGCGTGACGAGCAAGCGTTCGCTCAGTTCAAGCTCATGCTGAAGACGACGTATATCGAGGCAGAAATCAACGGGGCGCCGATGGACGTACGCGAGTACGAATACCTTGGCGACGCCATGGAAAACCCGCTGAAGATGCTTCTAGCAGCAGAGACGCCAGAAGACTTTCTCACTGAGCAAGCAAAGTATGAATTGAAGCTCGATGAGTTGTGCAAAGCGCGCGATGGGCTAGATGAGCACATCGCCTATATGCAAGTCTGTGGCATAGCTGCCGCGCATCACATCAAGCCCATGATGCGCCTGGAGACTGGCCGCTACTCGTTGGATACGCGCGGCGTGTTGGCGCTTTCTGCACCGGAAGAGGAAGGGGCCGACAATGACGAGCAAGAGTAACGACCTCGTAGCGCTCGACGGCGCTCTCGATACTTCTGATGAATCGGTGACGCCGCTCGACTATACCGAGATACATGACACTGCGTTGCGTCACGCATTAGAGCACGACGAGCAAGAGGCGCTGACCCACCGTCAGAAAGCCGCTGAGCATGTAGTAGCATTCGCCCGTGCTATTGCCGACGCGCACAGCCGGCTTACCGGGCCGGTAGGCCAGCATCATGCGTCCCGCGGGACGCATGATGGCAACGATACCTTCGAGCGCTGGGCCAAGCGGCTCAATATGGGGCGGCGTACGGCGGAGCGCTGGGTAAAGGTTGCCGAGCAGGCGGCTGAATACCTAACACTTGCCCCCAAGCTTCACACGGACATGATAGACAACGTGTCCGGACTGGCGCTCTTGCTGGGTGCGGGGCCAGTAGTGCAAGAGACAGTGCTCGCAAATGGTACCCGCACTCGCAAAGAAATCGAGCATCTGATCGAGCAGGCGCAGCGCACCCAGGATGAGAACGAACACTTACGCGCTGAGATTGCTTCCACGCGTGAAAGCCTTACTGCAAGCGAGCACGCAGTGCAGCTTGTGGAAGAGATGTGGGACAAGCAGCGCGCCTATCTGCGCTCTGAGGTCGCGGCAGAAGCCGAACAGCAGTACAGCGAGACGATAGCCGAACTGAAGCACGCGCTTCTTGTCGCGCAGCGCAAAGTGACTGGCCTTGAAGAACGCTGGCGCATAGCGCGCGACCAGCTTACTCAGCGCGCGCGCTACGACACCCTGGCGACCGACATGGCGCGCACGATGGACCGCTGGAAGGGTGAGCTTCCCGAACCGAGCGACGCCGGCTACCTCACTGAGTTTGAAAGCAAACTCACGAATCGTGTAATGGAGCGCTGCAATTCGCTGCGTGACCACTTAGCCAAGTTGCAGGATAGTCTTTCCGTTGTGGAAGGCACCATCCAGCAAATCGAAGGGCGCTAGCTCTCTAGCACAGGCGGCAAGCAGTATGAACAGGCGTGAACGCGTCTTGCGCATGTTGTTTGCCGCCGGCGAGCGGCCCATCACCGCGCGGGAACTCGCCTGGCAGACCGGCGTACGCGTCTCTGGCGTGCGGCATGTGCTGCGCATCCTAGAGCGGCAAGGGCAGGCAGAGTGCCTGCATAGCGTGACGATAGATAGATGCCTGCGATGGCGTTGGAAGGATAGGCAGGGCCATGAAATGGCTACGGCTGTACTCAAGTGTCCTGCATGACCCCAAGGTGCAGATGTTGCCGCCGGCTCTGTTCAAGGGCTGGGTGAATCTGTTGTGCCTCGCCAACGAAAGCGAGCCACGCGGCGTGCTTCCTGACACGGAAACGATTGCGTGGGCGCTGCACATGACAGCCGAAGAAGCTGTAACGTTACTGGAAACGTTACAGGCAACTGGCTTAATTGATACATGCGACGATGGATTGTCGCCCCACAACTGGAATGGACGCCAAGCGCCGAGTGACGATGTGAACACACGTGTCTCGCAGTGGCGCGCACAAAAGCGGAATACGCCTAGCCCCACGCCGACGCCCAAACGACGTAACGTTACACGTAACAAAAACGTAACGGCGCCAGAGGAGAAGAGAAGAGATATAGAGGAGAAGAGAGAAACGCGCGTGCGCGCGCGAGACTCTTTTTCGTCACAAAACAAAGAAGTTACACAAGCAGAGGCGGACCCAGAGGCCGAACGCAGCGCCGATGTCGCTATCTTTACCGCGTGGTGTAGTGCTACCGGACGTGACGTGAAGATGTTCAGCGAGCGTCGTACATGGATGGGCAAGATACACGAACTGCGCATCAGTGAAGGATTGTCCCCACCCGGTGTGCCGCCACTCATCGCCCAGTATCGTGCCAAGTTTGGCAACGACAAGAACCCTAGCCCCGGCCAAGTCGTTGGCGTCTACTCCCAGTTAGGACCGATGCTCAATGGAACCTATCCAAGCGGTGCTACGCCAGCCAGAAAAGCTGCCCATAGCGCCGCTACCGCTGAAGAAAAAGAAGCCGCCAGTCGAGCCGCGTATCTCGCAAAAACCGCCGTGGTACGTGAATTCGCGGGGGGCAACCTACCCACGGGATAGTCGGGTCGTGTGCCCACGCTGCTTCGGCCGCGGCAGCAACGCCGGGCGTGCGCTGGATCGTGAGACGGATACCGAGAGTGGCGAGATTCTCGAACGTGGTTGCATTGCCTGCTGGGATGGCTACGCAGAAGGGCCATGCCCGGCGCATAAGTGCCACATCTGCGATGGTTCGGGCGTCGTTTGCCCGCAATGTCGTGGTGATCGTGTGGTGCGGCGTGACCTGCCCTTCGGCCATCCCGACTTTGGCAACTGGCCCGATGCGGCGCATGGTATTGTGGGCGAATATGTACGCTGTGATATCTGTTGCGAAGGCAACGGCATCAATCCGAACAAAGAAGCCGCCGCCATCCGCCGCTGGCTGGTGAAGCATCCACAGCAGCCGCAGTGGTAGTTTCACTTTGGGAAGGACACGAGAATGAGTATGCAGGTGCATGTCATTTTGCTGGCTATAAATAGTGCCTTTACCTTGGGACTCGCTGCTGAGTGGCGCTGGATGCGTGACGACCTGCCGCGCTGGAATGTGCGGCTGATCGTCGGTATGATTGTCGTCAACATCGGCGTTATCGCGCTCAATGCCGTCTATCTTGGCGCGTTGGCGCTCGGGCACACGTAACCGCCGCGCCGCAGGAGTGATGTGCTACAGTACTGTTACGTCAAGTAGACGCCGTACGCGATGCATGAGGATACGACACATGTTTACGACTGAGGACGTGGCGCTAGCGCACTTACAGCCGCACCCACGCAACTATCGCGCACACCCCGACGACGAGATATCCCATCTCATGGAGTCCATCCAAGCCAACGGGGTGTACCGCAACGTGGTGGTGGCACAGGATGGGCGCACGATCCTCGCCGGACATGGCGTCGTAGAGGCAGCGTCACGCCTCGGTCTAGAGACGCTGCCCGTCTACCGCGTTGAGTACGGCAAGGACGACCCACGAGCGCTCAAGCTGCTCGTCTCGGACAACGAGATTAGCCATCTAGCCGAAGTGGATGATCGTGCGCTCACTGAACTCTTGCGCGAGCTACAAGCGGGTGAAGCAGAGCTCCTGGGCACGGGCTACGACGAGGCGATGCTGGCCAACCTGCTATTTGTGACACGACCGGCAAGCGAGATACGCGACCTGGACGCCGCCGCGCAGTGGGTGGGGATGCCGGACTATGACGAGGGACCGGGGCGTATCCAGCTCCTACTCAATTTCATGAGTGAAGAGGACCGCGCTGAATGCTGTGGCCTCCTAGGCGTTGACGCGACTGCGGTGGCGAACGCGAAGACAGGGCGTGGGTGGTCCGTCCGCTGGCCCGTCCGTCCGTATGATGATTCGCGCGCCCTCGCGTTTACCGCCGGGGAAGGGGATGATGATGATGAGTAAGCGCGTCCTACCGCGTTACCCTATCTACATCCCCTCGAAGGGGCGCGCCGACTGCTGCTTTACCGCGCGCTGCCTCGCGGACGGCGGTGTCCCGTTCTCGCTCGTGGTAGAGCCACACGAGGCGGACGCCTATGCGGCGCGGTTCGGGAGTGAGCGTCTCCTCGTGCTCCCCTTTCGGGATCGGGGGAACGTTATCCCGGCGCGTAACTGGATCCTGGAGCATGCGCAAGCGAGCGGAGCCGTACGGCATTGGACGTTGGATGACAATATCCGCCATTTCGGGCGCCGCTACCGTGCTAAGCGGCTATATTGTGAGCCTGGGATCGCGTTGCGGGTCTGCGAGGACTTTACCGATCGCTATGAGAATATCGCGATTAGCGGACTGAACTACTACATGTTCGTGCCCGACCACGAGCGCATTCTACCGGTCCAAGTCAACTGCCACGTCTACTCGTGCATGCTCATACGCAACGACCTACCGTACCGCTGGCGTGGGTACTACAACGAAGATACGGACCTGTGCCTACAGGTGCTCGCGGGCGGCTGGTGTACTGTCCTGCTGAATACGTTCCTGGCCCAGAAGCTTAAGACGATGGTAGTGAAGGGTGGGAATACCGCCGCGCTCTACCAAGGCGATGGCCGCCTACGCATGGCGCGCTCACTTGAGCGGATGTGGCCGGGTGTGGTAACGACCGAAAGGCGCTTTCAGCGCCCACAGCACGTCATCAAGGATAGTTGGAAACAGTTCGATACGCCGCTGAAGCTGAAGCCTGGCATGTCGCTGGAGCAGCTTGCAGCGCTGCCGGTAGACGAGTATGGGATGGCGCTCATGCAAGTGGGTGAACAGATCAAGAGTCCGCACATCCGCGCGCTACTTACCGACTGGCAGCAGACGCACACAGGTGAGGCATCCTAATGGCGCAACGCGGGCGGAAACTCAAGCTTACAGAAGAAGTCGAGAAGAAGCTGCATGATGCGCTCGACATGGGCTTGTCTTACAAGCATGCGGCGCAGTACGCCGGGATTGGCGAATCTACTTTCTGGCGCTACATGGCAGAAAAGAAAGAATTTCAAGAGTCTATCCATGCGCGAGAAAGCCGTGCGGCGCTGATGCTTATGGCCCTCATCCAGAAAGCGGCGCAAGATGATTGGCGCGCCGCTGCGTGGAAGCTCGAACATCGCTGGCCGGATGACTATGCTAAGAACCGTATCGAGGTTGAGCATAGCGGGGCGATTAAGATGCACCTGGCACTAGAGCAGCTTCAGAGCGCGCTTGATGAGGTATTCGGGCAGGATACCGCTGCTAAACGCGCTTTTACGGCGAAGATGGCCGCCAGAGAAGCAGCACGCGTAGCGGGGGTGAACTAGCGTGGACACTGTCGGTATCTGGAGTGAATTGCACCACAAGAACGACCGCGTGGCCTTCGCCCGCCGTGCCGGCTTTGACCCGGAAGAGTGGCAAGCGCGCGTGCTGCACAGCGAGTCGCCGCGTATCCTGCTCAACTGCTCACGTCAAAGCGGCAAGAGTAGCACGGTGGCCGTGCTGGCGTGCCACACGGCGCTCTACGTGCCCAACAGCACCACGCTGATCGTGAGCTATGCGCTACGCCAGAGCGTCGAGTTGTTTCGCAAGGTGGTGAGTCGTGGCACAGTCGTCTCCTACATGCCCACGATGGTTCTGGGTGCCACACAAACGAGTTTCGAGTTTGACAATGGCTCGCGCGTGGTGGCGCTTCCAGGCTCTGAAGCCTCCATACGCTCATTCAGCAACGTGCACACGCTGTTATTCGATGAGGCGTCGCATGTGCCGAATGAGACATATGAGGCGGCGCGCCCCGTGGTAGCGGCCACCGGTGGCGGGCGTATCATCGCCCTGTCGACGCCGTACGGCACTCGTGGCTGGTGGTACGAGGCCTGGCGCGATGAGACGAGCGAGGCCGAGCCGTGGGAACGCTACCGCGTGAAGGCGTGGGAATGCCCGCACATCAAGCCCGAGTTTCTGGCACATGAGAAGCGCCGCATGGGCAATTGGTGGTTCGACCAGGAATACGGCACGGAATTCCGCGATGCGCAGGATGCGGTATTCCGCCAGGAAGACATTGACCGCATGTTCAGCGAAGACTACGACACGTGGGACTTGGGGGGAGGCGACAACGCATGAGCGCGACGTATACATGGCCGTACCTGCCGTACGCCGCAACCGCTGCACCAGAGATAGGGCGCTATCAACTCTTCGAGTCTGCCGGCGGCGCGCTGTATCGGATTGACACGGTTGAGGGGGACACCTGGCGTTGGGGCGGCAAGATGTGGCGCATGCTGGAGGAAGAGCCAACAGATGAGCCAACAGATGAGCCAACAGATGAGCCAACGGAAGGGGAGCCGGACGCATGAGCAAGCCGATTGTGTTTCATACTGGCCCGTGGACGGTGGGCGATTTGCTTATGGCCATGCGGATTGAACGCAACGATCAGGACATTGAGGCGCTCGTTACGTTGCTCGTCTCACGGTCGGATGCGTCAGCAGAGACCATTTTAGCGCTGCCCATGTCTGAACTGGAAACGCTGGTGAAGCAGATGGCCGAGACGCTGCACACAGCGGGCGTGATGGATGGGCTGGCGCGTTCCTGGCGCCGTCGTGAAGGGGCACCACAGTGAGAGGCTTCAAAGGCTATAGAGACAACCCGCCAGAGTCCTATGCTGCGGTTGATGCCGGTCTCACGAACCTGGGAGACCTGCCAGACTATGAGGGGGTCATTTTTGAGGATGGCACGGTTGCGGTACGCTGGCTAACGACCTTCCGTTCACATGTCATCTGGCCCAACTATGACACGTTCTATGCCGTCCACGGCCATCCCGAGTACGGCACGCGCATCGAGTGGTTCACGCTCGTGCCAGAAGTGAGTAGCGAGCCATGAGCACCAGTGACCCCACGTCCATCCGTGACCTGCTAGGCCGTGTGCGGGCCGTACATATCGGCGTCGACCTGGGCCAGACGGTCGACTTCAGCGCAATAGCCGTGGTGGAAGTGGGCGAGCGACCGTCAGATCGCATGTATAAAGACTGGCGCACGGGCAAGATGGTCCCGGTACCCGAAGCCACCTACCGCGTGCAGCGTCTACAGCGGCTAGACCTGGGGACGGCCTGGGTGCTGATTGCCGCGCGAGTCGTGGACGTGGTGGCGAGTCTATGGGACTGGGAAAAGAAGCTACGCACGGCCGGTGCGTTACTCCCCAACGGTCCACAACTGCCATGGGATATCTGGGCCGATGCGACGGGCGTAGGCAAGCCGATCATGGAACTCATCGCCAACGGGTTGGAAGCCGAGCCACGCACACGGCGGGCACGGCTACACCCCGTGAAGTTCTACCACGGCGACGAATTTAGGCGCGGACAACTGGACGACGGCACGACGGACGCGCTGGGCAAAGCCTATCTCGTCTCGCGGTTGCAATCGTTGGCGCAAGCGGAACCGCCGCTGCTTAGGTTGCCGCCACGTGACCCGGAAGCGCAGACGATGATGCAAGAGCTGAAGGACTACAGGATCAAAGTTGACACCGATGCCAATGATCGGTATGGGGCCTTCAGCACGGGCGCACACGACGACCTGGTGACGGCGCTGGGCCTAGCATGCATCGAGGAGCCGGGGTACTACAGCGTGGAGAGTGGGCCGAATCTGTGGCCGTAGTGAGAAAGGGAACGACGATGATTTTCGACATGGGCAAGCTGCCTGATCGCAACCAGTACCGCACACAGGTCCAGTGTGACGGCCAAAGTGGCGGCTGCACGCAGCGCTACAACATCGACATGGACATGTGGTTTATCGAGCATGACTTTCTCAATCACAACGGCGCCGATCCGCGCCCGGACCAGGTGCAGGCGTTTCTTACGGGCGCGAAGTGGATGACGGTGACGGGTAACGATGGGATCGTGCGGCACTATTGCCCGGAGCACACGCCATGAGCGACGAATACTTGGACTGCCCAGCAGAGCACATGACATTCGAGTTAGACGATACGTTGGTGAGTCGTGGCTATGCCAAGGCGCCCGGCGCGGCGGACTTGTGGATGCGCTGTCAAGACTGTGGCACGTGGGCGATTCTGCGCTACCACCCGGACTACCCGCTGGACGGGCTGCATGAGCGCATGCGTGAGCTGGCCCCTGGCCGGCATGCGTCGCAATTCGAGGCGTTAGTGCGGGGCATCCGCGCACGGGAAGGACAAACGACATGACACGCCTCACACGCATCGTCTGCGACAACCCGGACTGCAAGGCGCAGGTAGAGATGTTCGCTGGCGAGTACTTCATGCACTATCAGGGTATGGAAGATACGCCAGTTGGCTGGTATCGCCTGACGTACTACGAGCCGAAAGCAGTAGACGCTACGGTGGCAGTGCTGAATCCGCACGAACCGCGCTATTTCTGCTCGGTGGCCTGCGTGCGTGAGTTCACCGGCCATGCGAAAGAGCCGCAGACGCGCGAAGGGAACACCCGATGAGCGATGATGAGGATATCCCCATCCCCGTGACCGCCGAAGAGTGGCGAGACGCCTACTGGCGCCACGTGCCGATGTACCAGGCGGAGAACGCGGAGTTACGGAAGCACTTAGCGGAACTCTACGCACGCGAGTGGGGAGCGCCTGAGCACAGCGGTCCAGGTGAGTATCGTTGGCCGCCGCCCGATGCGGAAAAGCCATAACCCATACGCCGCGCGCTTGTGGTATAGTTGTTATGGTCAAGTAGCCAGAGACCTTGGCCTCCACTTCTAGACCGGGCAACCAAGGGTCTAGGGGCGTGTCAAGCACCCTCTGGCCCTTCGGGGCACCTTCCCCTAGCCGTTCGCATCACACCGGCCACAAGCGAGTACCGTAACCGATGCCCTTGCCGTTGCCGACGCAAACGCTGTACGAGACCCAGCACAAGTACTGGGGCGACGAAGCCGACTATGCGCAGATGGACCCCGCGCAGGCGATGGCGCTGCAAGACAAGGCGTACCACGGCAACTTCAAGAAGCCGCTGAAGCGCACGACGGACAGCGAACCCGACCACAATGTCTTGGACAACCGCTGCGAGCCGATTGTCAGCACGGGCATCGACTTCCTGTACGGCGACGAGCTGACGTGGGAAGTGCTCGAGGACGACGGCGAGACGCCCGACGAGGCGGCACAAGAGCATCTCGACGCGGTATGGGACGCCAACGTCAAGATGCCGTTACTGGCTGAGTATGAAATTACCAGCGCGAACTTTGGGCATGGCTTCTGCAAGCTGGACCCCGACGATGCCGACATGCCGGCGGCGCCTAACGGCACGCCGATCCCCGCTATCCTCGTGCTCAACCCCATGCAGATGTCCGTCACGACGGCGCCGGCGAACATTCGCAAGGTGCAGCGCTATAGCTTCGCCTATCAGGACGTGGACCCGGTATCGGGCGCGATTGCGGACTTCCGGCAACTCACCGAGCGCGACCTCGATATGAACGGGCAGCCGGTATCCGGTTGGCGCGTCGTGGATCAGATCAAGCGCACGAGTGGCACGGGTAATGACACCATCGCGGCGGTGCTCTCACTGCTGACCCCGAAGACGCAGGCGGAAGAGGATCGCCAGTGGGAGACGGTGAGCAGCGAGCAGTGGCCGTATGCGTGGGCGCCGATCCACGACGCGAAGAACATGGCCGAACCCAATAGCTACTGGGGCAAGGCAGACTTACGGCTCGATTTGATTCATCTCAATGATGTGCTGAATTTCCTGCTGTCGAATCGGCAGCGCATCCTGTACTACCACGGGCATCCGCAGGACTGGGGCTTCGGCTTCCATGCGCGTGACATCGACGTGTCCCCCGGCGGCATGCCGTGCATTCCCAACATCAATGCCAAAGTGCAGCATATCGAGATGACGGGCGACCTGGCGGCGCTGAACCTGGCGATTGAAGACGTGCGCGAGAGCATGGACGAACTGTCGCATGTGCCGGCGCTCGCGATTGGGCGGCTGAAGAACTTGCCGGGCGTGCCGTCGGGTGTCGGCATGAAGGTGGCGTGCCGTCCGCTGATAGCGCAGACACAGCAGAAGCGCGTCATTCGCACGGCCATGTTCATCAAGTTAAATCAACATATCCTAGAGTTGGGGGGATTCGGTGCCGACCGCAAAATCCAGCTCCACTGGTCCGATATGCTGCCGACCGACGACCTACAATCCGCGCAAGAGGCGCAGATTTGGGTGTCCGCGCTGGGTGTGTCACAAGATAGCGCGATGCAGCGTATGTCCCCCCCGTTTGACCCAGACGTGGAGCGGCAGAAGAAGCAGGACGAGCAAGCGGCGGCACTGAAGCAGCAACAGGCGACGCTGCAAATGCAGGCGGCATTCGCCCCACCGGATACGGCGCCCGGTCAGTCTACAGGTCAAGCGAGTGACAGCCCCTCGTCCAGCCCGAAGGCCGGCCAGGCGCCCTCAACTGCGTCTAAGGCGAAAGCGAAGAAGCCGGTAAAGTGATAGGCATCAATATGACGCCACGCACGGCGATTCTGAGGGAGGCGGCGGTATGAGCAATGCGGGACGCCCAAAGGGCACTGGCAATTTTGTCGCGGCGTCACGCGCGGCATTTCATGCTGAGGTCTGCCCCCGCTGTGGAGCCGAGGCGAACATCACCAGCAAGACCATCGTGTGTAGCCCATGCAAGGACTTTTTGACCAGAGTGGCGCGCGACGAGCAAGAACGCGCCTACCTGGCGAACTATCTGTCTACTCGCGAGGATGACACGGACAAAACGACGGTGCGACTGCGGAAGAGCGCGCTGGACCAGGGTATTGACTGGACGCACCCACCCGCACCGCTGGCGTTCGCGGATCGTATGGCGGCGCTGATGGCGCCCTATCGCCCACACCCGGACCAATTCACGTCACGCGACGAGGAAGCGAGCTAACCGATGGCGAACTCAACGACCGCGCCGGTCGCCGACGCCTATCTGAACTATCTCAAAGGCCAGGCGCTGGCGACGGCGTACACCACCTTCCCGGCAAATCCGCTTGTGACGCTGTGGGTGGGACTGTATACGACTACGCCAACCACCAACGCCAACCTGGCCGGTACGGAAGTCTCTGGCTCCTCCTACGTGCGTCAAACGATCACCTGTGCATCGGGCTGGAGCGCCATCTCGCAAAATGCCGACACGATCCACGAGCAGATTAGCAATAGTGCGGTGATTACGTTCCCTGTCGTGACGACCACGCCCTACACCGTCGTTGGCGTAGGCATCTTCGATGCGGTGACGACGGGCCATTCCATGCATTATCAAGCCGTCACGTCGCAGGCCGTGTCCGTCGGCAACCAGTACCAGATCGCCATTGGCGCGCTGATCGTGGAGGTCTAGACACGCATGTTTGATGGCACCAGCGCCGCTAACCTGGCCACGCTCAAGAATGAGCTGCTGACGGACCCGAAAGCGTACGGCTACGCCGGCGTAGCGAGCGGCGATGTCCTGGCGGACAAGCTGAACCTGGTGCGCGTGGGCGAGCAAATCCCACGTGATAATCTCGTGCCTGCGGACATTTTCACGGCGATTGTGCCCAGCGAGTGGACAACCGCAAATATGGTGCTCATCAAAGTGCAATATCTTGACCTGTTATTTAAGGTGACCCGCATTGACTTGAGTAATGGCAACGTCAAGGCCGCGCTTGACCTGGTCTTTCCGAGCGGCACTGCGCCGTTGACGAATGCCGCCATGCATGCGCTGTACCTGCGCAACGGCTCGCGCGCGGAAACGCTGTTTGGGCCAGAGTCCTACGTGTCTGGCGTCGATGTTGCGCACGCGCAGCAAAGTTAGGAGTACTGCACCATGGCCGCTATACAGCTTTCCGCGTTGCGTACGGGTGTCGTGGTGCTCGCTGGCGCGTCCGAGATGAACTCACTGGCAGCAGCCAATGTCGGCGCGCTTACGGCGACCGGCTCTGGTGTCATTCTCGACAACACCGGCAATAAAGACATTTTGTGTGACTTTGAACTGTTTACCAGCACCCTATCGGGCGCACCCACCTCTGGCGCCTTTTTCGAGTTGCACGCGTACCAAAGCTTTGACGGCACCAACTACGCCACGTCCTTGGCAGCGGGCACCACGTTGCCGGTTGACACGCCTATCGGGCTGTTCGTGATGAACGGCGTGGGCACGAGCCAGCGCGTCTGGATACGCGGCGTGCAACTCTTCCCCGGCAAATACAAATTCGCGCTCGCCAACCGTACGGCAGTGGCGTTGCCCGCCACGCTCGCGGTCGTCACGGCGTACGCGTACAGCTTCACGAGCATTTAGGCGAGGGGACGGTGTAGACCATGCCGTCTCGCCTTGCACTGCCCGCGCGGCAGTTCCGGCAGAAGCCGCCCATGGGCGCGACGCTGGATCGTACCCACCCGCAGGCGCGTGGTCTCGTCGCGTTCTTCCTGGAGAATGAGGGCGCTGGCAAACTCGTCTACGATCTGGCAATCCCAGGACGCACGAGCACGATCCCGGCAGCGGCTGTGTGGCAAAACAGCGTCTATGGCCCGCAACTGCTCGCGAGCACCACCGTCACGCAATCCTGCACCTTCAGCAGTAACCCCGCGCTGGCGTCGGGCGCCGTCAGCTACGAGGTACTCTATCTGCACGGCGCGAGCATCGCAGGCTTTGCGGGCCTGCTGATGACCGCTTCTGAGGGCGCCGGCTTTGCTATTAGTAACAATCACTTTAACATTGACCAGGGCGCCGGCACGAGCAACACCACCGCCCTCGTGGTGGGCACCTACTATCACGAGGTGTTCGTGGTCGATGGCAGCGGCACGAACCGCTATTACTTGAACGGCGTAGCCGACGGCACCGACACCACCAGCGGTATTAGCACCACCCTCACCTTTACGAACTGGCTAGGCGACGGTATTGCCGTGCCCACGTCCAGCAGCATTGTGTACTGGCGCCTGTGGAACCGAGCGCTGCTGTCCGGTGAAGCGATGGCGCTGTTTACCGACCCCTTTGGCATGGTCGCAGCCCCCGGCGAAGCCGGTCACACCTACGCGGTGCTCGGCAGTCGTCCGCTGGCAGCGCCGTCCCCTGTCCTGAGTGCGGCGCTTGTGGCCGGTAGCCGTCCCGCCGTGGCGCCCTTCCCGAACCTGGCCGTACTCGCCTCCCCACCGGCTGGTGGCATTGTCAGCGGCAGCGTCTCCTTCATCAGCAACAGTGTGCTGGCCGAATCTGCGCAGCTCGTGGCACCCGCCACAGTGCAAGCCAATAGCGTGCTCGCTGAAGCAGCACAAGTCCGCGCCCCGGCGACCGTCCAAAGCAACAGTGTGCTGGCCGAAAGTCTTGTGCAACTGCTAGCGCCAGCGACCGTGCAGAGTAACAGCCTGCTGGCCGAAAGCGTCCAGATTGTCGAGACGACGGCGGACCTGGCGCTCGTGCAGGCCAATAGCGCCCTGGCGCTGCCCACGGCGCAGGTCGTAGACCCGTCCATCCCGGTGCAGTCGAATAGCGTGCTGAACGTCACGGGCGGACTCGCGGGCCAGGGCGGCGGCACCATCATAGCCAACAGCGCCCTTGCGGAAGCGGCGCAAATCGTCGCGCCGGCTACCGTGCAGAGCAACAGCGCCCTGGCGGCGGCGGCACAACTGCGCACCGTTGCCACACCACAAGCCAACAGCGTGCTGCAAGAGACGGTGGCGCAAGTCGTGGCGCCGGCTGTCCTGCAAAGCAATAGCTTGCTGAGTGTGACCGGTGGGCTAGCGGGCGGCGGGTTCGTTCAAGGCGGCGTCTCCTTCGCCAGTAGCAGTGCGCTTGTGCAACAACCGGCACAACTACGTACGCTTGCCACGCTGCAAGCCAACTCGGTGCTCAGTGTGACGCCGCAGGGCACTGGCCCGACGACGATCGTGGTGACCGATGCGCCCCTGTGGGCTACGGCGCTCGCAGACGCGCCCCTGTGGGCCACCGCACTCACGGATGCACCGCTAGCAGCGACCGGGCTAGGCGATGCGGGGACCGCCGCCACGAGCGTCGCAGATACACCACTGGTGACCACTATCCTCACGGACGCCTGATATGTTATTATGTCTACAACACAGCAGGGGGCAAGCGGTATGGCAAAGAGTGCGTATGTGAAGGGCCGGCAAGTCGTGGTGAGTGGCACCATCACGCTTGTCTCGACTGCCGCGCTCACCGACCCGACGACAGTAGTGGTGACCGTCACCAAGCCGGACGGCACGACGGCTACGCCCGCCGTGGTGCATGACTCTACCGGCAAGTACCATGCGGTTGTCGATACCAGTACCGGGCCGCAGGGCGATTGGCGCGTGCTGTTTCAAGATAGCGGCGCAGTGCAAGACGCGAATTACACCGTATTCTGGGTGGATGATCCCGCGTTCCCGTGAGTGGAGACAGATATGGCGAACCTTGAGGTGACCGTACAGGTACAGCTCGACATTGACGTGAACGGCGAGCCGATTACCTATCTGTACAGCCAACCGGCGAGTATGGAGTCACTACAAGACACGCCGGGCGGCCTTGTGGTGCATTTGCACATAGATGCGGCAAAATTGGCCGAAGTGTTGTACCCAGAGTTCGTGAAGCTCACCAAACAGGGAGCATGGAGACAACAGTAATGGCGAAGGTACAGACGGCAAAAGAGCAGTACGACGAGTTGATCAGCGACCTGAAGGCTGGCACGCACCGGTCCGGCGAGAAGGACCGGCCCGTGTTGGAGTGGGCCGAGTATGACGTGCCCGCTGGGCTGATTCGTACCGAGGCGCGCCCTGGTGAGGCAGCCGTTTTGCATCCGTATGCGGGCAAACATGTGGTCACCGTCCAGTACGGCGGCCACAGCGGCGGCGACGGCGGCGACCTCAAGGATTACGTGTTTAATCCGGACCTGGCAGGGGAGCCAATCGCGCCATCAGCGCCGCCGCCACCCGTTGACAAACTGGCCGTACTCTCCGGCGCGTCGCCGGCACCGAAAACCACAAAGTAACCCGTGCGTTGACATAACGCGCATTTTTGCCGAAAGTATGGTATGCTTGCGATGACGAACCCAAACAGCGGCTCTGCGAATCCCCAGGCGGGAGGACAGAACGCAGCCCAGACGGTGACGAATCCCCAGGCGGGAGGATCACCGACCTCGACCCCGGCGCAGCACTCGGGCGCCCCGGCTGGCGGTACTGGCTCGAATCCCCTGGCGGGAGGAAGCGGTAACGACCAGGCTAACAACCCCCCGAATGATGATGAGGGCGCGACCGTCTCAGCGGCTCAGCACCGCGAGACACTGCGCGAGGCGAAGGTTAATCGCGAAAAGTGGCAGGCCGCTGAAAAGCGCCTGCAAGCACTTGAGGACGCAAAACTCTCTGAGCAGGAACTAGTCAAGAAACGGTTACAAGAGGCTGAGGCCCAAGTCACCGAAACGACACGGGCCAATCATGGCCTCCGCTTGCAGATTGCGATTGAGGAACAAGTGCGTAGCCTCGATTTGGTCAGCACGCGCGCCGTCAAGTCCTTGCTCCTACAAGAGTATGCAGACCAATTGGATGATGACCTGGCAAACGTGAACAGTGTCATTAACCAGGCGATTGCGGATAATCCCTGGCTCAAGAAACAAGAGCCATCGCCGCAGTCACCCAACTCCGGTCGCTCTGTGAGTCCTCCGCGTACCCCCGCTGGACAATACACCCAGCAACGCCCGCCGCAGCCACAGACGCCCCTCCCCTATAACCAGTTCCCGACCTTCAGTCAACTCACCGAAGCCGATTGGGATACCGAGAGCCGTAAGCAGCGCGGGCAGTAACGCCTCCCCCACGTCGCATCTACACTCCTCTCGGCTCTGCCCGATGAGGAGTGTTTGCTATGGCCGTCCAAACCGGCTCCGTTACCATGGCGCAGGCGGCGGCTCATTCGAATGAGCCGCTGGTCCAGACCATCTCGATGAGCCTCGTGGATATGGGCAGCGTGCTCGCCCGTGACATCCCCTTCATTGACAAGCCGACGATTTTTGTCAATGGCGTCCGCTTTGAAGGTGGCCTCCCCGCCATCACGTGGGCCGCGCTCAACCAGGAAGGTGTGACCGTCAGTACGGCGCCGTCTGCCTTCCAAGAGCAGGTCTACATACTCAGAAACCAGGTCGATATTGATGAGTTCTTGGCGCGTGACATGACCGCCATTCGCGACGTGCGCGCCACCCAGGTTGAAGTGCTGCTGAAAAGCATCGCGTTTGATGTGAACGAGAAATTCATCACGAATCGGCACGACACCGGCGACGCCAACGCCTTCGTGGGCTTGCGCCAACGCATTGCTGCCGGCAGCACCTACGGAGTACGCGCCGAGAATCTGATTAACGGAGGCGGCATAGACCTCTCGCTGACGAACCTCGCTACGACCGCCGGTGCTCCCACCGCCGGCAACTTCTTTGAGTTGCTCGATCAACTCCTTTTCAGCGTCGATGCGCCCGACGGGTCCCCGCAGGTCACCATCTACTGTAACGAGGACTTCAAGCGCCGGCTGAACCACGCGGTGCGCACGATGGGCACCCAGGGTGGTTTCAATCAGGCGCGGGACATGTACGACCGGGTCGTGGACACCTACAAATCGTGCATCATCCGCGACATTGGCCGTAAGCGTGACCAGGTGTCGCGCATCATCACCAACACTGAACTGGCGAACGGTCTGGCCGATACCGGCAACGTCTGTACCTCGATCTACGCCGTGAACTACAGCGAGGGACACTTCGGCGGCTGGCAGTTCAACCCGCTGGCAGCCGGCGTGCAGAACCTTGGTCGGTTGAACACGGGCGTGCAGTTCAGGACGTACGTGTCTTGGGCCGGCGGCCTCATCAACTACAGCACGCGCTCCATCGCGCGTCTGTATGGCATCAAGATGTCGTAGGCCGCTTGCTACAAAGAGCAAGAGAACGCGAAAAGGAGCAAGCACATGCCTTCTGATCTGCTCAGTCGGACACAACTGTTGTCTGGCTCACTGGCCAACGCGGATACCGTGGCACTGACGCCGGCGTCCGCCAGTACCACCAGCGGCAGCGCGGTGGACCTGGGCGCGGGTGGCGCGCTACCCGCTGGCTCGCCAATTCCGCTGGTATGCCGCGTCGTCGTCTTGGATGCACACGAAACGTCGGGCGGCGGCGCGCTCACCTTCACCATTAGCCACAGTTCGGATAACTCGAACTGGGCCGTGTTGGCGGGGTCATCGCGTGGCTTCAACGACATCATCACACTGTCGGCGTCGGTGCAGACCGCTGAAATCTTCATCGGCTTCTACACCCACCAGCGCTATGTGCGCCTGGACATGGTGGTCGGCACGACGCCGGTGGGCGCCAGCGTGAAGTTCATCGCTGAGTTCATGCCCAGCTACCCGTAGGCAAGCAGAAGGCGGGGCGCGTGCCACCGTCCATGCTAGACACACTGCGGTCTTCGGCATGGTGGGACAAGTAGGGCGCGCATGAGCGGTGCAGCGGGTGTACAGGGGCGGCTGCTCAATTTGGTGAGGTGACGTGTTATGCCCGTGCGTTCCACGATGATTGATCTGGTGGTCCGTGTCCGGTCGCTCTATGGTGACCCGGCGGGGCCAAATGCCAAGTTTGACGACCAGACCATCCAAGATGCCTTGGACCGGGATCGCACGGACATCATCCTCGGTGAGTATCACGGGCTGGCGGGGCGCTACACGCTTCCTGGCTCGCCGCCAAGTTTCGCCTGGACCGATTACTACGACCCGCTGGGCTGGGGTGACTGGGAAGCCGACGCGACGCTCTACAACGGCAGTATGACGCTGCTGACGCCACTCACCAGCGATTACCTATCGGGGCACTGGACCTTCGCGAATCAGCCGCCGCCGGTCTACATCCAGGGCAAAACCTATGACGTGTACGCGGCGGCACGGGCGATTGTGCTGCGGTGGATCGGTTTGGAGGCCACCAGCTTCGACTTTAGCGCCATGCGCGGCACGTCGTTTACCGTCTCGCAGAAGCGCGCGGGCTTGAAGATGCTAGCGGACGAACTCGCCACCGAGATGCGCGTGCGCAGCGCCAAGCTGGTACGAAGGGACACCGCCGGTGCTTTCGGCTACTGATATCGCGAAGTGCCAGGCGACCATGCTCTTGGCAATGGACACGACGCTCGCCATTGACCGCATCACGCCGACGACCAGCGCGTGGGGCACCACGTCTGAGGGCTTTACCACGGTCCAGCAGAACGTGCCGTGCATCGTAAATGACCCGAATGACGGCGAGATGAATGAGCAGGGACAATCCGGCATCGTGGGCATCGAGCAGCAGTGGGATATCTGGGTCCCCAACGGCACCAACGTGCTCACCAATGACCGCGTGACACTCGCCAACGGCACGGTGATGCGGGTGCAGAGCACGCACAACCCGCGCTCAAGCTATTTCATGCTCGATAGCTTCCTCGCATCGGTAGTGAGGTGAGACATATGAAAAGCAAAGAACCGCGCGTCAAACTCACCGTGACCGGCCAACGGGATACAACGGTGCGCTTGCCGCAAGTGGCGTACACGGTTGGCTTTCCGCTTTCCGGCTTCACGGTCTATGAAGGCCAGTGGAGTTGGACGAGCAACCCAGCACGTGCTGAAGTGGTGCGCTGATGCCTACCGGAGTTGAGGCCGTTGACGGCGTGGCGTGGGCGCTAGCGCAACTCAACGCCGATAGCGCGTTCACCAGCGCCGTGCCGGGTGGCATCCATATCGGCGTCGCGCCGCAGGGGACACCAGCGCCGGTGTGCGTGGTGTTCGTCCAGAGCGCGCCTGAATACACGACAGCGTTCATGCAGCATATCTGGGCGGACGCGACGCTGCTGGTGAAGATATCCGGCCCGCAGGATGTGTTCGCGGCGATCCGCAACGCGGCCATCCGCGCCTACGCCGTGCTGCAACGGCACACGGGCAGTAGCTTCGGCTCGCAAGTCGTCTCATGTGTGCTGCAAAGCGCGGTGCCGGTGCCAGAGCCGGCGCTCGTCAACGGCGTCCAGTGGATGAGTTACGTTCAGTTGTATCGGGTCCTCGTGGCCTAAAGGTCGTGCCGCATGCCAGCGATTGCTAGCATAAACCAGATCGTGCAGCTTGGCGTGGAAAGTGTGAGCGGCACGCCGCCGGGCGGTGGCTCGAACCGCGTCATGCGCCACCTGACCTACAACGTGGACCCGGACTTCCAGTACCAGATGTATCGCGGGTCCGGTCAGCGCTTTAACAGCATCCAGACGCTGAAAGCGGAGATGGCGAAGTTTAAGTTGGGCGGGCCAATCAGCTACACCGAATTGGCCTACCCGTATGCAGGCATGTGGGGCCAGCCGGTGATTACGACGCCGGCCAACGGCGTAGCGGCGCGTCAACTCGCCTTCAACCCCAAACCTTCGGGCGCGCAGGGCGGCGTGACGTACCAGATTCAGAACGGCGATGCGGTACGCACGCGCCAGTTCAACTACGCGGTCCACACCGGCATTGACCTCACCATCAAGCGCAATGGCGACTCTGTGGTGAGTGGTGGAGATGGCTTCGCGCAGCAGACGCAGCCGAACGTGACACTCACGGGCGCCCCGACGGCGCAGGCGCAGCTTCCGGCGCCGCCGATTAACTTCAACGTCTACCTGGACCAGACCAGCGCCAACATCGGGGTGACACCGTTCACGCAGTGCGTGGAAGCGCAGTTCAAAACGTCGGGGTGGTATGCGCCGCTGTGGTTCCTGGTGCGCGGCAACGCGTCCTTCGGCACGGTGGTGGATACGCCGCCGGCCACGACGTGCCTGCTCAGGATTATGCCGGATGTGGTCGCAGATAACCTCTGGGTGCAGGCGCGTTCGGGTTCCACAGTCTATATTCGCCTCGATGCGGTGGGCAACCCCGTCGATAACGCCTATTCGCTCAACGGCAGCGCATCCTACAGCGCCGGCACGTTCACGCTCACGTATAAGGGCCAGACCACCACCGCTATCGCCTTCAACGCCAGCGGCACGACGATCCTGGCGGCGCTGAATGCCCTTTCGACCGTGACGACGCCCTGGACGTGCTCGCAGTCGGGCACGCTGTTCAATACCGCCAACACGTTCGTCCTGACGGCCGCCGGCACGCTCCAAAACGACCCTAGCCCGCTCACGGCGCAGTTCAGTCTGACAGGTGGCACGCCGGCCATCACGTCGCTGGTGGTGCCGAACAATCTCAGGATCGACATGGCCGCGAAGCTCGTGCCGCAAGCCTACAACGATGACGGCGGTGGCTGGATTCAAGACTGGCTCTTTGAGTGCGTTATTGACTCCAACTGGACCCTCGCCAACGCAGGGGGCACGGCGTTCTACGCGCAGCTCATCAACAGCATGACGACCCTCTAGTCAGCACAGGCTTAGAAAGCGTTAGAAGCAATGCCTGCCAGCTTGAGCCAACTATCGAGTAACCGTGCGCGTCTAGAGCGCACCCTAGACGACGGCGAATCCTTCTACGTCGAGTACCGCCCAGCGCAGCTCACCCCGCGCCAGTTGCACCGCATTCTGGCGTTGCAAAGCCGCGTATGGGAAACGTTGACGCCTGCTGAGCAAGCGGAGGCGGCGGACGTGACGACGCACGTTCTGGCCGAGACGCTCATCGCGACGAATCTGACGGACTCGCAGCACCGCTCGATAGTCTGCACGCTGGACGGCTTGCAAGACGTGTCCTACACGGACCAGGCGGCGCTCTTGCAGCTCATCCAAGAGGACCAGCGCATGGGGGAAGCGACCGGGACCGGGAACTCCGGGGCATCGTCTACGCCCATCTCGGTATCAGCCCCGATGGAGAGCGCATCCCCGCCGTCGGCGAATGGTACCTCCTCAAAGCGGTTGCCGAATGGCTCCGCATAAGTGTACCGGAAACGATAGACCTGCCGCTGTGGTGGCTGGACCACGCTGTAGTGGCGATTGAAGCGGAAGCGGAAGCGGCGAAAGAACAGCAGCGGCGCGGGACGACGCAGAACGCCATAGACCAGATACACGGCGGACGCTAGGGGGCACACACATGAGCGCGGAAGTCGTGATAATTCGTAACGTGCTGCCCACCATCACCCACCGCTTTCCGGGTGCCGTAGACGCCGTGCTGAGTGCGGGCACCGAGCGCATGGCCGAGTTCGCCGAGACGCATCATCCCTGGCAGAACCGCACCGGCGAGACGGAGGCCAGCATCCATAGCGAGCAGACCGGCGACCACGAGTTCGCCTTCATCGGCGGCGGCGCGATGGTGTGGTTAGAGTGGGGCACCATCAATATGCCGCCCTTCCCCACTATGCAACCGGCCTATGACGCGGTAGAGCCGAGTGTCGAGGATGGCCTCAGCCGCCTCGCAGAAAAGCTTGTGTAATTTATGAGTGTGACTGTGCTGGACGCGCTAGTCAAGATGCGGGCTGAGGGCATCGCTGATGTCGTGGGGGCGTTTGGCCTCATCGGGCGGGGCGCGGATGACACGGGGCGGCACGTCGGTCTGTTCGGCAGCGCGACTAAGCTGGCCTTCGCCGCAGCGGGTGCGGCGGCCCTTGCCGGTGTCGTACTGATCGTCAAGTCGCTTGGCGACATGGTACAGGAAGGTATGGCCGCCAATGTCACGATGGCACAGACCACTGCCGTGCTCACCTCTACCAAGGGTGTCGCAGGTGTCACGGCTGACGCGGTGACGAATCTGGCCGAAAAGTACATGAACCTCGACGGCATCAATGATGACGTAGTGCGCTCGACGGAAAATCTGTTGCTGACCTTCACCAGCATTAGCAAGGATATCTTCCCGCAAGCCACGCAAGCGGCACTGGATGTGTCCGTGGCCCTCAACGAAGACCTGAAGAACGCCACCATCCAAGTTGGCAAGGCGCTGCAAGACCCGATAACCGGGCTTACGAACCTGCGGCGCGTCGGTGTGCAGTTTGACCAGACACAACGCGACCTCATCAAGACCTACATGGAGCACGGCGAGAAGGCCAAGGCGCAGGCGGTGATCCTGGCCGAACTGAACAAGGAGTTTGGGGGCAGTGCGGCGGCTGCCGGCCAAGCCAATGGTGGCATTAAGATATTGGGCGCGCAATTCGACAATATGAAGCAGACCATCGGGCAAGCCATCGTGGCCGTGCTGCTCCCGCTGGCCGTCTCGGTCATGCCGCACTTACGCGACGCGATTGGTTGGGTGTCTGATAAGGCGAAGGGGCTGCCGGACCTGTTCAAGCAGATTGGTGACTTCCTGCGGCCACTGGGCGATAGCGTGACGCATGTGGACGGCCCGATGCGCAGCTTTGGGCGCGGCGCGCAGGAAGCGTCCGACATCCTCATCAAGCATAAGGGCATTCTCTCGCAGGTGGGGGACATGCTGGGCGTGCTGGGTCAGCATCTCAACATTGTCATCCCGATTATCGGGGTTATTCTCGTGGCGGCGTTCGTGGCGTGGGCCGCGGCCGCCACGGCGGCGGCCATTGCCACGATAGCGGCCACGTGGCCGGTGCTCGCCATCATTGCCGCCATTGCGCTCTTGGCGGCGGGGCTGGTCTACGCCTACACGCACTGGGGCTGGTTTAAGGCGAGTGTGGATGCCGCGCGGGTGGAAGTGGGCGCCTTCATCGGTGAACTGGGCTGGCTCTTCGGCAAGCTTGGCGAACTGGCGCACTGGATTGGCGATAACATCATGCCCAAACTCGGCTGGCTGAAGGACCGCCTGGGGGACGTGGCGGGCGCGGTAGGGCATGCACGTGACGTGTTCGGCACCCTCACCAACAAGTTTGGCGACGTGCGCGGCGCGATTGACTGGCTGATCAGCAAGATTAGGGACCTCATTGGCTGGCTTGGCAGCATTCACCTGCCGGACCTGGGTGGCTTGCACCTGCCCGGCTTTGCAGCCGGCGGCGTGATGCCCGGCGGCGCGGCCATCGTCGGTGAAGAGGGGCCAGAGTTGGCGCTGTTCCCGGCGGGCACGCGCATCATCCCCGCTAGTCAGACGGCGGCGCTTATGTCCGGCGGCTCAGGCGGGGGTAGTGGCGGCGGTGGTGGTGGCGGTGGTGGCGGCGATATCGTGATCCACGCGCACTGGAACATTGACGGTCGGGAAGTCGGGCAAAGCGTGGTACGCGCCGTACGCCTCGCAACGGGACAGCGGGTGTGATGCCATGACCCTGTGGTCTATTACCGCCATTGACACGATGAAGGGCAGCCGGGATACCTGCTTCCCCACCACGCAGCAACTGACGCCGGCACAAATTGCGTTTGACGTACATCTGTCGGCGACCCTCAACGTCACGCATGTCACGGTAGACTCGTTCTACGACTTCCCCGCGTATCTGGCGCTGTGGGTGGCAGCGGTGCGCGCGGAAGGCAAGAAGGTTTGGTTTCGCTGCCACTGGGCACACTGGGAAGGCAACAACGGCCAACCGGCGGACATGACCCCGGCGCAAAATCTCACGGCGACGACCGGCTTTATCACCGCCAACCCGACACTGTTCCAGCCGGGCGATATCTTTGACCCGTGCGACGAGCCAGAGAACTCACCGTATTGGAACACGACGTATACGGCCGGCTGGAATTCGTCAGGCCCCAACGCGGGCACGAATGCGTACAACCAGTTCCACCTGGACCTGAAGAGTCAGTGTGACGCCGCGTTCGCTGCTATCCTCGTCCCTGGCGTCATCACGGGCGTGCATAGCGTAGGCGGCTTCTTCGCCAAGACACCCACGTGTCTCTACAACTCCACGGTGGCCACGCTCGGCTACGTCTGCCCGGACTCGTACCCCGCCGGCATGAATAGCACCGACCCCGGCACCGTGGCGAACGCCCTCATCACGGAATATCAGCAGATACTTGCGGCGCGTCCGGGCATCCCGTTGCTGATCGGGGAACTCGGCTATAGCACCTTTGCACTGGTGGATGACGCGACGCAACTCGCGGCGCTGAGCGCCATCTTTGCGCAACTGGCGGGGCTGTCCGGTGTGGTGGGCATGAACTACTGGGTGGGCAGTGGCAGTCCCACGTTTGACGGCACTCGGCTCTTCGCCGGCACGCGGGCCGACGGCTGGACGTTACGCCCCAGTGGGTTGGCGGTCTCTACGCTTTACGGGCAACAACTCAAGGGCTGGCAGCGCAGCGACCTGATGCAAGTGGTGGTGGGGGGGGCACCGGTCAACGATCTGCCGGGCTTGTCCATCAAGAACGCCATCGGCCAGCGCAGCACCGCCACGTTCACCGTGCTCGACAATACCGGCGTGCTGGGCTTTCTGCAAGGCCAGCCCGTCAGCATCTTCGAGCCATTGCCCGGCAATATGTTGACCTACAACCAAAGCAGTGTCGAGACGGACACCAGTGGGTTTACCGTGCTCGTGGGCGCCACCCTCACTCGTGACACCGGGCAGTTCTGGCAAGGCACCGCGAGCCTGAAGGCGGTGACACCTGGCAGCAGCGCGGCGGAGGGCTTCATCTGCTATCTGCCGTCGGGCAGTCTGGTGGGCGGCGAAACGCTGACGCTCTCAGGCTACGTCACGGGCGCGTCAGGTGGTGTGCGGCTCTTCCTGTACTCGGATACGCTCTTCGCGCTCGGCACGCAGGCCAGTACGACGTTGACCGGCCTGGGGACGTGGCAACGCTTGGTGACCACAGTGACGCTGCCGTCACCGCTGCCGAGCGGCAATATCGGGCTACGCATCGCCACCACAACGGCGCAGGCCATCACCTTCTATGCCGACGGGCTGCAAGTGGAAGCGGGGGGCGTGGCCAGCCCGTGGAGTGGCGGCTTGGGGCCGATTAGCGCGCCGTGGCTGCCCTTCACCGGCTATGTCATGGATGCGCAGCGTCAATCCCCCGGCTGGTCGTCTACGATGCTGCACGATCTGGCCTGTGCGGACAATCACTACCTAGCGGATAAGCGCATCGCCGCCACGTCGTACGCGAATCAGACCTGCGGCTTTATGGTGACCGACCTGTGGACGAACTATCTGGCACCGGAAGGCGTGACGATTCAGCGCGGCATCAATAAACTGTCCGCGCAGCAAAGCGACATCGAGGGCCTGGACCTGAGCGCGTTCAACACGAATGCGGGCGTGACGCTGAGTCAGGACGCGACGCTGGGGACCGTGCAGCACGGCCTCTACGCACTCAAGATCGTGACGAACGCCAGCCAGACCTTCCAGTTCATCGAGGCGCGTATCCCCACCCTTGGCTTTACCCCCGGTGCGCAGGTCACCATCAGCGCGTGGATGATGGCCAGCACCGGCACGCCGACGATTCGCTACTACATTCAATCATCGACGGGCGCGGTTGGCTCGTCCGGCAACGTGACCATTAGCACGACGCGCACGCGCTACACCGTGACGGCGACGCTGCCCAACCCCATCACGGCCACCTATTTCGCCTGGCGTATCGACACGGGCAGTGTGGCGCAAGCGTTGACGCTGTGGGTAGACGGCCTGCAATTCGAGCAAGCGGCGGCGGCGTCCGCGTGGGAACTGGGTGGCCTCGTCAAGAGTGTGCAGACCGGGCCGACGGTCACCAGTTATCTGGTGAACTACGTGCCGGTGAGTAAAGCGCTGGACGATCTGGCCAACTTAGCCGGGATGACGTGGCAGATTGATGCGAACAAGGTGCTGTGGTTCACGACTAGTACCGCGCTGCCGGCGCCGTGGACCTATGACGGGACGCAGGCGGATGACAGCCCCGGCGCGCCAGGGCAGATCGTGGAAGAGACGAACCCGTTGTACCGCAATGCCCAATGGATACTCTCGATTAATGACGTGACCAGCAGTCAAGTCGAGACACGGCAAGGCGACGGGAAGCTCACCGCGTTTACGTTCAACTACCCGCTGCATAGCGTGCCGACCGTGACCGTGAACGCCGTGTCGAAGACCGTGGGCATTGGCCAAGTAGATACCGGCAAAAATTGGTACTGGAACAAGGGTAGCAACGTGCTGTCACAGGACCCGGCAGACACGAAGCTGATTAGCACGGACACGCTCTCAGTGACCTACATCGGCGAGTGGGTCAGCAACGTCTACAGTCAGAACGCGGGGGCTATCGCCACGGAGTTGGCGCTTGAAGGCGGCGGTACGGGCATTGTGGAAGAGGCGCATAGCGACCCCGCCATCAGCACGGCGGGGCAGGGCTTCCAACTGGCCGGCGCGCTCTTGAATCGCTACGCGCAGATTGGGCGCACGCTCAGCTTCCGCACACGCAGTAGCGGCCTCGCGCCGCAGCAATTGCTCACGGTGAACCTGCCGCCCGCGTGGGGCATGACGGGTGCGCAAGCGCTTATCGAGAGTGTAGGACTGTCTGAGGACACGAACTGGTGGGTGTACGACGTGAAAGCGCTGATCGGCCCGGTCAATGACACGTGGGTGCAGTATTTCCAGCGCATCGCCAACCCGCTCGGCACACTGCCCGGTAGTGCGGGCACGTCGCAGACGGTGGCGCTCTTGGTGCCAGAGACGGCGGCATGGAACTGGGCAGCGACCTACACAGCCACGGTGACCGCGTGCCCCGTCTTCCCTATCACACTCACACCAGCGACATTATGTTAAGAAGGTGGTAGGCTATGCCAGCGGCGACCGTTTGCAATGTAGCGCTGAACTTCGTGCGGGACAACCTATCCGGCGCCAACACAAGTGCGCTGAAAGCCACGTGGTTTGCCATCGGGACCAGCACACAGGGCACACCACTCACGGCCACCCAGCTCGCCGCTGAGGCGTTCAGGAAGACGGTGACGGCCTACGCCAACGGCGCGAACCCCGGTGAAGGGCTGATTAACTGTTATCTAGGCCCATCCGACGGCGTGGGCACCGTCATCACTGAGATCGGGTTGTTTGGTGGACCGACAGCGACCAGCGCAGCCGGCAGCGGGACGCTGATCTTTTACGCGCTGTATAGCCACACGCACACGGCGCTTGAATCCATCCAGTTCCAATGGGACAGCACGATCTAGAGAGGCAGGCGACCACGTGCCATACACCAAAGGCGGGCCGTACACCGTCGGCGGGGCGTTCAGCAGCGCCAACGCGAACAACCTGGAAACGCAATACGACGAGGCCCTGCAAAGCATTACGAATGCCTTTGCCAGCGCCTTCGTACTTTCTGGCGGCGTCTGCACGATCCACGGCGGCTTGCCCAAACAACTGGACGTGACGGCGTGCGCCTACTACGCGCTGCAAGCGGATAATTCCCTGCGTGCGCGGCAAGTCAACGCCACGAACTTCACGACGGTGACCGCCAGCACGACGTACTTCCTGGACTATAACCCCGACGGCAGCACGTCGTGGGCCACCTCGCACAGTGGCATGGCAAACTTTCTGCCGATTGCCAGCGTCACCACCGATGGCAGTGGCAACATTAGCGTGATTACGGATGTGCGTGGGATCACGGTGCAACTCTTCCCTACAGCGGTCGGTATCGCGACGTTCGGCGGCAAGACGCTGGCCCGCATCAGGAGCAATGGTGGCGGCGCGGCGGGAAATACACTCTGGGTAGGCACGACCGACCCCGGTAGCAACGCGGTTGAAGGCGACGTGTGGGTGGCTGGTTAGCGCGCGGCGATAGCGAGTAACGTATGAGTATCCTGGGCAATTCAGTTACCCCGAACGTCGGGTGGTCCTGGCCCGGTTCCGGCTATGAGTTCGCGTCGTCCTTCACCACGCCAGCGGGCGGCGGCATTCTCATCTCCACGCTTCACGCGTACTTCGCTACGCCGTCCGGGGCCAGCACCGGCTACGTGTGTGTGTGGAGCAACGGCGGGACGCTGCTTGGCTCGGTGAACATCGGGTCCTTGCCGGGTGGCTCACAGTCGCCGGGTGGGCAGTCGTGGCAGGCGGGGACGCTCGGCGTGAATCTCTACGTGGCGGGGAACACGGCTCTCTGGATTGGCGGCTACGGCACCGGCAATGTGGTCTTCAGCAGCGGAACCGGCGGCGCCAGCAACGTCAAGAGCGTGGGTGGTGGTGGTCCTGGGTCGTTCGGCGGTAGCAGCTCATCGGGTATTGGCGTGGCTGGCGCCTATGTGGACTACGTGCTGCTGAGTGCGCCGACCATCAGTAGCGCGACGCCGAATATCGGGATTACGGGCACAGCCGTCGCCGTGGTTGGCACGAGCTTCAATCAGGCCACAAGTTGCACGATTGGCGGCGCGGCGGCCAGTTTTGTCATCAACAGCAACACCAGCATCACGGCCACCGTCCCGAGTGGTGCGGCGCCGGGGCTTGGCACGCTGGTGGTGACAAACCCAGCTGGTACGGGCAGCATCCCGTTTACGTCTGGCGGTATCGTGCATATGCGCCGTAGCGGTGCGTGGGTGACGAGCACGGTGAGTGTACGTCGTAGCGGCGCCTGGGTGCCGGTCGTGGTCTACGTGCGCCGTGGCGGCGCGTGGGTGGTCGCCAGCTGATGGACATGCTCGATGACATCTCGAAGGAATTGCCGACGAACGGGATGAAGGTCGCGGACCTCATCAGTGCCTTCAACATGCGGCTGGGCTACGTGAGCACGGCGCTGGCCCAACTCGACAAACGGCGGGATGCCATTGATGCCAAGCTTGAAAAAAAGCTGGATGAACAGGATAGGAAGCTGGATGAACTCGCGGCCTTTCAGGCGCGCTCCCCGACACGGGCGGACCTGGTTGAAATGCAGAAGGCGCAGTTGCTGCGTGAGACCTATGAGATTTCTCACCAAGTCCTGGTCACGCAGATAGCCGCAGCGCGGGGCGATATCGCCTCCCTACAAGTGGCACGGAGCGCGGAAGACGCACGGGTGGGCGACTTGCTGCGGGCCGCAGATAAGACGCATGCGGACCAGAATCTCGCGCTGAAGTCATTAGAAGACCGGGCAAAAGTCTCGGAAGGCGCCATCACGGGACTCCAGGGGTCCGCAGCAAGTATGCCTAGTGTACGACGGAGCCAGATTGCCCTGGTCCTGACGGCGCTCGGCATCTTCGTCGCCCTGTCGTGTAGCGGGCTGGGCACGCTGCTCACCGTCGTGGAACTGGTGTTGCACGCGACAGGACATTAGGCCGCCGCTGTTGGCTCAGTACTCACTGGCGGCATGACCGGTGCGGGCTTATTGCCCACGTCCGACGGGCCAGCCTTCGCTGCTTTGATGCGCTTGCTGGCGGTCACGATCTTGAGCGGCTGGCTCGGCGCGGGCACCACGTCGGTCTGCGCTGAGTGGTACTTGACGACGGCTGCAATCAGCGCGACAACGAACGGCAGGAAGACCTGACTGCGTATCTGCTCCCAGAAGTTCGTGCCGGTGCCACTCAACGCCGCATAGATCGTCGGCAGGTTCAAGAGCAGCCAGCCCCCCATCGAGAAGCTGAGATACTGCCAGAACTTATAGTTGGCGCGCTCCCAGGGGGTCATGGTCTGGCCGTCGGCAGCCATGGCAAACAGAGAGAATGGATAGATGTTCATGCGGCCGCCTCCACTAAGAGCGCGCGCAGCCCCTTGCCGAGCGCCGCATCCTTCGCCGTCTGCGGGTCCACTGTCGGCGTCGTCTCGCCCGCTTCCTCTGCCGCGTTAGCGGCCTTGAGTGCGGCAATCTGCGCTTCCAGGTTCGTATTCAGCGCCGGCCAGTTTGGCCCCACGACCTCGTTGGCCGCTGTCTGGCCCCACACGAGGGACAGCGCGAAGTCCTGCCGTGCCGGGGTGCCGTACTCGCCAGTGAGCGGCATGAGCGCCGCAGGCCACGCGGCGGCATCGAGGATGTGCTGGCGGAAGCCATGCCCGACCGTCCCGCCATTGGGCGCGGTTAGCACGCCGTTCGCGTCTCTCCAGCCACCAGGTACGCCTGCCATGGGAATGCTCACTTTCGCTGCGAACGCCAGCGCCCCGCACGGTTGCGCGGCGGCTAGGATGGCGTCGGGGTAATACTGGAGCACGTCCCCAGCGGCGAAGTTGTCACCGTCCACTGCCCACCATCCCACCGGTAGGTCACGACCTGCTCGTACGGAAAACCCGCCAGCGTGATAACCGACGATCCCGATAAAGTGGTAGTGGAGGTTTGTGGCGTTTTCGCCTTGTCCGCTGATGCTGTCTCGTAAGGCTTGTCCATTGGCCGTCTCCATAAGGATGTAGCTGTGGCCGGCGTGCGCCAGGTAGAACGCGCGCCAGCCGCTCACGCCATCGGCCGGCCATGGCTCCCCATAGCCCCGGTAGGCGGTGAGCGGCATGCCCAGATTGCTGGCTTCTTGGTGCAGGGCATCGAGCGTGCTCGCGCCACTGGCCGCGCATAAGCCGCGCCGGTACATGTCGGTGTATACATCATATGTAGCGGGCTGACCGGCTTGTGTTGACCAGCGTACGCCCATGGAAAGCGCATTCGGGCCACATGCACCAGTCAGATTCCCGACGAACTCTGTCTCGCGATGGATAGCGCCGGGGAGGATAGATTCGGCCATGCGGCGGCGTGCTTTCGCTTCGTTATGGTTAAGTAGCTAGTGCTACTATACCATACGGAGGCGCTCAGAACCTGCCGAAAATCACCCACGTTGCATCAATCTCACGCAGGCTGCCGTCTTCTAGCATGGCGATCTTGCATTCAACACCTGGCTCTGTGGTGAGGGAGTCAGGGTGTGCCGCTACGCGGAATGTGGCATCCATGGATGCGAGCACATATTCGTGCGGGAACTTCGCCGCGCGCTGATACGTCATCTTAGCGTCCTCAACAATCTCCGTAACCCGCCGGCCAGGGTACTTCTTTTCCACGAACGCGCGCACGATCTGATGCCGCGCTTCTAACTCTTCAGCGTTCATTGCGTCGCCTGCTCTCAATTCGCCGCTGCCTCGCCTCACTGTCGGCGTCATAACGGCGCTGCCACTCATCCACGAGCCGATGCATTTCCGCCGCCGCCACGTAGATGGTGATGGTGCGTGCATTCGCGCCCTCAATCTCCCAATTGAGTTCGACAAGCAACTCGTGGAAGGTTGCGGTTAGCCGCGCCCCTGGCTCGCCGCCCAGCACGAGCACATCATCTTCATCCCTCACTGTGCTACCTCTTCCCGCTGTCGGCTTTCTTGCCATGCACTATACAACTCGTTGGCCGTGGTTTGCGCACAGTTCAGGATACCGCGTAACGCCTTCCGGCTCATGGTCGGGTCATGGTCCAGCGCGTCAAAGGCGGACGCCCGCAAGCCCGCTGCCCTAGCCCTCTTCCGAACGTTCTGCCGCTCGGCTGCCGTGGTGCGGCGTGGCATCAGGTGTAGGGCTGCTTGTGCGCTTGGCTCTACTGCTGCCGCGAGAGTGTCAGGAGCGATGTCAGTAGCGGGGCGGGAAGCGGCGGCAGGCGTACCCGGTCCCGTCGGTGGCGAATCGTGGTCATAATATGACAACTTTTTGCCAAGCCCTGCGGCGGCCACGTCCCGCCAGCCCAGCGCCTTCCGCATCCGCACCTGTGCCCGCAACGGTTCAAGCGTCAATTCGCGTTCGAGTTTCGCTTGCTCATCAGCAATGGTGGCGGATTTAGGTGCGGCGTAGCGCAGGACACCGGATATCACCACGAGCGCAACGGCGAGTACGGATCGTTGAATGATCCACGTTGTCGAGTCCATGCCGAGCTGCGCCAGTGCCGCACTGGTAGTGATGCCTTCCGCTTGTTGTGTGGCGAATACCTGCGCCGCCACGAAGGCCACATAGGCGAGCGCTAGCACGAGTACGGCGTAGCCTGCCGCACGCCAAGGATGGCCCGTCTGTGCGGCCCGGCTCAGCTTCACACTTGAGCCGATGAGCTGCCCGTCCAGACCCACCGCCATTGCCACGGCCCAGCCATAGAGCAACCCCGGTTGCGTGGTGAGTAGCTTCCCATCGGTCATCAGTGAGATAAGGCCGACAAGGATACCACCGGTCAGCACAGGGCCAGAGCAGATCGTTAAGAACTCTTCCCACCAGTGAAAGAAGCCGGCGATAGCAGCCAGCATCGGCAGTTCGCGCTCGTTCATGGCGCGCCCCCTAGCGCCGGCTCAGGGATGAGGTAGGCGTAGTGGTGTTCTGGCAGACGGTCGGCGGCGTGCCTCAGAAGATGCACTGCACACCACTTAGGTGCCTGGAATGGCCCAAGCGTGTCGCACGTCGCACACCAGCCATCAATCGGTTCGTCACAGTCGGGTACGCTGCATAATCCGCGCTCGCGCTGGCGTTGTTCACGGTCCATGAAAAAAGCCTCCTGGGGATGGAGGCAGGGCTTGTGCGGTCGCCAGCACTTAGGTACACTGGCTCTCAGACCCGCCCTGCGAACTCAGGGTTGGTTTAGCGGGCGGTCGGTGCTGATAACACCGGCCCACCCGCGCACTACAAACACGCTGCGACGATGGCAGATGCGGGGCGCTCTCGTGAAGCTTGCCCCCAGTATACCATAGCGCCGCGGCGTGGCTGTGCGGCGGTGGGAAGGGTGGGGGCACTCGAATGGTATTTGCTGCCAACCAGCAGATGCGGCGCTCTGACGATTCCCTGCAATTCCGCCTTTTGCTACGCAACAGACAGCAGGATATACTGCCGTTAGCATTCCAGTCTCCCCCTGTCCGCACCGCCCGTCACCCCCCATAATTCCCGGCTTCGTGGCGCCTTTGTCATCTTCGGCCCGGTGCCACCTGAGACCACTGGAATGCTTTTTCCGTTCTTGTGTACATCCCGGCTGGTCCTGCACTTCTTGTGTCCTGTGTTATGCTTGCCGTCACAGCAAGACGGCTGCATTAATAACGTTCCAGTTTCGACATTTCACCCGCGCAATGCACTTGACATTGAGTAGCAGGAACCGCTGAAAGAAAGGCAGCGGCGGGCCACCCGGTGGTGGCACCTAGTAGTAGGAAGCGAGTCACAAGGACATGCGTACTCGGTTACCCACACCACTCGCGCGTACCCGCACCTCGCGTACCCAAGCTGGCCCCGCACTGCTTGACCTGGCGGATAGTTACCGCCTACGTCTGCGCGCCACCAGGAAAAGCCCGCAAACTATCCGGTCGTATATCAGTGTCCTGCATACGCTTACGGACTTCCTAACCGAGCACGGATTATCGTGCGACATCACGCGTATCGGGCCAGGGCACATCGAGACGTTCATGGCGGACCAGCTTGAGCGGTTGACGCCTGGCACCGCATCGGCACGCTACGGTTGGCTGCATGTGTTTTTCCGCTGGTGCGTCGAAGTCGGTGAGCTGGAAGCGGATCCAATGGCGCATATGCATAAGCCGCCGACACCTGACACGCCGCCGCCCATTCCGTCAGTGGAAGACTTGAAGCGCCTGCTGCACACCTGCGCTGGACGGGGCAACGACGCGCAGGAGGCATACCACAACCGGCGCGACCTGGCTATTTTCTATCTGCTACTGGACACCGGCATGCGCCGCAGTGAAGTGTGCCGACTGACGTGGGATGACGTGGACATGACCAGCGGGCGCGTCACCATCATTGGCAAGCGGGCTAACGGCCAGGACAGGACACGCTACGGGCGGCTGGGCATGGCGTCACTCTCAGCACTTGACGCCTACAAACGGTACCGCCGTGGGCACAAGTACGCGAGCCTGCCGAACATCTTCCTGGCCCAGCGCGGCGCACTCACCGGCCAGGGCGTCTATGACATCGTGCGTCGTCGTGCGGAACAGGCGGGGCTTGACTTACGACCGCATAGGTTCCGCCACTACTTCGCCCATGCCTGGCTCGCCGCTGGCGGCAGTGAGGGCGGCTTACGGGCGCTGGGCGGCTGGCGTAGTGACGTGATGAGGCGCTACGGGGCATCCCTGGCGAGTGAGCGCGCGCTTTCGGAACACGAGCGCTTGGCGCCAGGAGATCGTCTCTAGCGGTCAGTTTCCGAGCAGGGCACGGGCTTTCTGCTGCAATGTCCAGTGCTCAGAGAGCCAGATACCATCGGCTGCGAGCACGCGCCCAATCTCGCGCCATGCTTCTACTTCCGCGAGCAGCGCCGTATTTTCTGTTTTCGCTTCCCGCAAGCGTTCGGGCAGTGACTTGTAGCCTTCGGGGATGATGTCGTAATAGTCCTCATCGCTCATTGTCTTGTGTACGCTTTCTTGTCTTGTGCCGTGTCGCTTCGGTTGCAATGCGGTGGCGATTCCAGACTGGAATGAGTAGACGCTTGTTACCCGTTCCAGTCTCGGTAACTGTGCGTACGCCGCATCGTCTGAATCTCGCAAGGAAAGCGAGGTGCAGCGATGCAGTCACGGTCACGACTCACTGGCGAGCAGCGCGCGGGCCTTCACGACGATGCAGTCGGGCAAATGCTGAATGACTGCGGGATGCTTGGCAATCTTGTCGCAAAAGGCGCAGGCGTATTCCTGGCCGTCGATATACCAGGCACGGTCTGCCGTCTCTCGTGCAACCTCCCGCAGCGTCGCGTTCTCACGTTCCAGCGCAAGCTGATTCGCCAGGTGCTCTTCTGCTATGGCACGCCAGCCGCGCAGCCGCTCCACTTCCGCATGAAGCGCTTCCAAGCGTCCCAGCGCCGCCCACACAATATGCACATTCTCTCCAGTCGCCAGGGCTGCCAACCCAGTCGCTATCTCTTCATCCGTCATGCCGTCCCCTTACTGGTAACGCTGCACATCCATGATCCACTGGATACTATCGGCCTGCACGCGCAGGTAGACAGTGGCGCCGTCCTGCTGCACCGTGTAGGTGTCTTTGCCGCACGGCTGATTCGCGCGGTCCACCAGTTCCGCATACGGCAGATCGTTCCCGTAGGTCTCGCCCTTCAGGTACAGGTCGGCGATGAACAGGTTGGCGCTGTCACTCGCCGTGCAGTTCGTCAGGATGTGGTCACCGGTCCGCACGTCAAACGTGTCCGACTGACTGTTCCCGCTGCCAGCCAGGTGCTTGACTGTCACCCACGCCTTCGGCTTGGCGGTGGCCGTCGGCAATGCCTGGGTCGCCGTGTCAGCGGGGGCCGCTTGTGTAACAGTACTTTGAGTCGACGCTGCTGCTTGCTGGCTGGGCGACGTGCTGCCGACGGTGTAGCCGAAGCTACAGCAGCCGCAGCCGATGAGCAACGCGCCGACACCCAGGCCGATACGCGCCGCGCGGGATTGTCGCGTGAGAAATGCCCAACTGCGGGCCGTGAACTGTTTCAATCGCTGAATCATGCTGATTTTCCTTCTATACACTCTGCCAGCTATCCATTAGACTGGCGGTTGGGTATCCCCGTCCGGTTTTGTCAGGCTGCGACGGGGACGCCTTTTTTCTTGGCACGTGCCTCTGCTAGCACCGCATTCGCATCTTCACGCCTCACCAGTTTGATGCGCTTGTCGAATGGGTTCTCTTCCGTCTTCACGATGCCATCCCGAATAAGCTGCGCCATCTTGCCCTTACTTACCCCCATTTCTGCGCGCAGCTCCGCAATGGTCAGATACTCCTCTCGCATGCTTGCCATCGTCTGTGCCTCGCCTCCTGTGGACCTGCTCATGTCTCGCTTAGAACTGTCTCGTACCTATAGCTTAGACGAGTTTTCACTAGATGTCAAGATTGGTCCGATATTGGTCCTATTGAGTCTTGACATGTGCCGCTAGATAGTCTATACTGATTCATAGAGATACACGATAGGTACACGAAAGGGACGGAACAAGATGAGCAAGCTGTACGGCAAGGTGACCGGCGACAAGGGTAAGAGCACGCGCGCCTCACAAAAGTGCATCGAGACGTGGGTGCAGACCGAGCAGGGGCGTATCTGCGTCACGCTCAACGCGAGCGGTGCGTTTGTGGTCGAGCTATTCCCGGTCAGCGGCTACGAAGCGCAAGGCGTGGGCACGATGCTCTGCTACGGCGATGTCAACATTCAGCACGCGCTCGCAGGCCAGCGCCTGAGCGATCTGCAATTCACGGCATAGACAGTTCACACGAGTGGCTGCCCTACCGGCCAGACGGGGATACGAGGAGCACACGAGTTTTGTGCACCAGTCCAAATTGGTCCTATTAGGTCTTGACATTCAGTGCTACATAGTCTATACTAGTCTATAGAGATACGAGATAGGTACACGAAAGGGCAGCCATCATGAAGACCCGGACATGCGCAGTATGCGGAGCGGACATGCGGTATCAGAAGGCGGGGCAAAAGAACGCCGGCAAAGTGCTCTGCAAGTCCTGCGGCCTGGACTGGAACATCCGCGAGACGGGCGAGGTCGTGCAGGTTCCACAGCGGCAGTCACAGAAGACCTGGACAGTCACCGTCAAGGACTTGGGCACGGGCGAGCAGTGGACCGTTGAAGTTGAGACCGAGACGAACCGGCAGGCAGCGGCGCGGGTGCGGGCGCTCGAGACGATGTACTCAGGACTGGACTGGCAGGCGAACCTGATCGTGACGAGCTGCATGCGCAGCGAAAAGGCGGCGTGAAGATGACAGCAGCACAAATGCGCGCACTGGCGCGGCGACTTGAGACGGTGAACCGCGCTGCTGCTGAGGACGTAGCGGCGTTAGCAGCAGCGTGCGAGGGGCCAGAGCAGCGGGAATGGTTGCTCATGTGTGAGGTGATGCGGTTCCGAGCCTTCGGCGAAGTTGAGGTATCCGCGCTGATCTGGCGGGCAATGAACGGCGGCACGAGATGATGGCAGCCACGATGAGCCTGGCGGCAGCGGACAGCGGCCTATGGAAAGTGCGAGCGCTCACACTCGCGAGCGAGAAACGACTGATAGGGGCCGCGCGCTTGCTCTGGACCACGGTGTACGGGCGGGAAGTGTGGACGGTGCCATCGCGGGCACACAAAGGCGAGCTGCATCAGGTGACGGTCGACACGACGAGCGGGCGCATCCACTGCGACTGCCCGTCACGGTCAGCTTGTAGTCACCAGGGCGCGGTACTTCATGCAGCGCGGATGCGCGAGCAGGCGACGCGGGCCATGCAGAGCGAGCAGGACTGGCGCCGGGAATGTGACATGGGCGGGGCGTTGATGGACGCCGGAAGGGGCTGGAACTGATGAACGACCGCGCGAGAGAGAAGTATGACGACCAGTTGCGGGAACTGACTGAGCATCAATTGGGCATGCCCGACCAGATGTTCAACGTGAAGGACGGAGGTGACTGCTACGCCGGCCTTGAACTGGCGAGCTACCTGATCTGGCTTGGCGCCGTCGAGAGCGTGCCTGTCTCTGCTCAGGCGCTCGGAGTGCTGGTGCTCGCCTGCATAGGGCGCGGCAT